AAAATTATAATAATCTCCAGTCTTACTTGCCCAAATAGTCTGCGGCTCTGCATAAGTACTAGCAAAACAAAGTCTGTCTTGAAAAAATGTTAAAGCCGATGGGAAACCCCTATAAGTTGACCATGAGCTTTCTGCCCAATCGTCTGATGTACCAGTGCTTGCAAATAACTGTATAACTGTTCCAACTGCTGCTTTAGTTGTTGTTACTGCTGTTAATTTAATTATTCCTGGCTGATTAAATGGATCGGTTGTTAATACCATAGTATTACCTACTGTCCATGATGTGCAGTTTAATCTTATTAAACAAAAATCATCTATATTTCCATAAGTATCAATCTCGGTATTAAGCATTGTAAAAGACCTAACTGTTGTCCAGTTACTACCATTGTCAATAGATTTTTCAACTGAAACATCTAAATTACATGTTGTTCCGAATGATTTTATACGCCATGCACCTTTGCATTGAATAGTAGTGCTTTGCCCTGTTGCTCCAAACGTAGACTTAACACTTTGTCCATCAATATCATGATATATTTTGAAATATGAACCAATTTGTTCTGCATCAAAATAATCATCAGTAGATGTTAAATTTATACCTGTTCCTGTTACTGCTGAAACCTGCATTGTATGCGTAGTTACTTGATTTGATAGCATAAATGGTGGTACGTCATAATCATATATACTAAATGTCCAATCCACATCTCCATATCTTGAAATCTCATAAATAGGATGATCTGGGTGTGCTAAAAACATAGTATCTGCTGATTGAATAAACTTTAAATCTTTAACTTCTGATTCTTTATATATTGTTGGTAATTCATATATACTTTGTAATAACCATTTTTCAGCCGCTAAATCTATTGCAAAAGTTCCTGAAGTATGATCAGTTATACAATAATAAATCTCACTATCTTCCTTAATAAAATTTCCTACAACATATACTGTACCAGTTTCCCATGCATCAACATCATCAAGAGTGGTTATTATTTGCCCATTATCCTTATAAAATCTACAGTAATAATCGCCAAATTCTAAAACATAAGTATCTTCACTAGACGCTTCGAATGGCAATAGCCTTACACTATCGCCTTCTGTTTTTGTAGTAGCAACATATTTAGTACCAGTACGCCTAGACACCCCACCAGATAAGTTTATTAGAAAATTCCTACATGTTTTTAATCCAGTTTGATATTTATCTATATCAATCCTAGAATGTAAACTTTGGGAAAGTTCGCCACTGGAAAAAGATGGCTGTATTTTGTTCATTATCTAGCCTCTTTGTATGGGGATATTGATTGTCGCATAGTATGTTTTTCTTGCTTATTTACTTTCTTAGCTTTTCCTAATTCAAACTCATATTCTTGTAAAAGCTCTTTTGCTAACGTTCTATCTCCAGTTAATGTTATTGCAAGTTCTGACGCTATTTTGCATGCTAAAGCATTTATAAAAATATTATCAAACAAATTTGGATCGTTTATTTTACTTATGTATTTTATATATGCACTTTCTGTGCTAGAAGCTATTATTTTTGAATTTGTAGAAGATAGCATTTCTTCATAGTAATTAATTAACGTTTCTGCCTCATCAAAAACCTTTACTATATATAAACAATTTATTGGACACATATAAACATAATCATAATTCAAAATCTCTTCACTAGACAATAATGCTAAAGGCTGTATCTTTAATGCAAAATTCCAAACATGAGCCCTAAGTACCTGTTCTTTACAGTTATTAAATACTATGCTACAACGTCTAGCAGTTTCTGTCTCATCATCAAAACTTACTATTGTTTCATTGCCTATTTTAGTTAATGCTAAATTTGCTATATCAACTTCTGAAATCATTTTAAACTCCTAAACATATCTAGGGGATTTTACACCCCTAAACATATATACCTAAAATTTAAGCATCTGCTATAGTATATTCAACTTGTAACATAAATGCAGGTGGATTTGCAGTCGTTCCATTAGTTACTGTAAAATGGATCTTCTCGCCAGCCGCTACGACTTTATAAGTTGCATCAAGTGCAGCAAAAGCGTCAGATACATTAACCGCAGGAAAAGCATTGCCTGTATTGTACGTTAAGGTTGAAATTGCATTAGCTCCTTTTAGTAATACAACAACACATGTATTACCATCTTCAATACCTGCCGCAGTGCCTTGAGATATAACCTTTGCAGATGTTATTGTGCAAACAACACCAGCTGGAGCTTCAAACATTGCAGTGGTTGTAATATCAGCATTAGCCGCTAAGTCTTCTACTTGATAAGATAATACTTGTTTCTTTGCAGTTGTTGCAAGTTTAGCAAGTGTTACATTTGCATCAAGGATCTTAACGGTTGTAACATTATCAGCTAGAATTTTAGCAGAAGTTACATTTGCATCTTTTATCTTTGCTGTTGTTACGTTAGCATCTTTTATTTTAACGGTTGTTATAGCATCGTTTGCTACTGTTCCAACCGTAGCACTAAACGCGCCGTCTGTTTGAGTCTTATTTAGCTGTTTGACTAAATTAGCTCCATCTTTAAATTCAACAGTCATAATTAGTCCTCCTTACTAGGTTCTTTGCTTAGTTTTTTTTGTATCCAATCGTTATTGTTTTTCATATTGACTGGTATATCTTTTTTGAATTTGTTTAAATATAGTTTTTTTAATTCTTCTAAATCACGATCACTATATTTAACTTTCTTGATACTTTTGTAATATTTTTGTTCAATATGTTTAGCTTCTTCACTCACTGCGTCAAAATGTTTCTTTTCTTTCATGATAAAATATTCTTCCTCTGTAATATCAGGAACGACTATTTGATCTTGCGACCATTTCTTCTTGCGAAAACCAAAGCTAAACTTATTTGATTTAAAAATAATACTCATAAAATACTCCCTTTATTTTTGATATTCAACATCTGAAACTAACATAGCATCTATAGATCCAGCGCTATGAGAACCATCTGTAACATACTGAAATCTTGAATACTGTAATAGTCCTAGAGGTATCCTTGCCTTAGCAATTACTGTGTCAATTGTTAAGTTGGCCTCTAACACCACACCTGTTGAAAACAAGTTAGTTGGACTAGAAAAAGTTTCTTCAGCACAAGTCTGAAAATTTACAGTTAAAGATGTTCCTCCTGTAAAAGCAGCATCTACTCTAACATAAATAAACAAATCATTTGTATAAGCATTGCCTTCCGCTCCATGATCTGCATAAGTTAAAGTTGATACCTCTGTTCCTGTTGTTACCTCTTGTGCTAATGAAAATTCTAAATCTTTATCTATATACATAATATAATTCTCCTTATCTTTTATTTTTTAGTTTATGAAATTTGTGTTTCTGCATTTGTTAATATTTCCTCATCTATCAATCTGCAAGGAATACCATCAAAAAACAAAACATCTTTTCTTTCCATATAATCTGACATTGTCAAGTTTATGTTTAACTTGTTTCTCATGATTATTTTAAGATATGTTAATACTGTTCTGTTCATATACATAACAGGATTACAATTATTTAAACTTTTGATTTTAGATACTGCAATAGTTAGATAATTTAATATTTCAGGCGATACGTCCGAAGATGTTCCTGCTGTTTTTAAATCTGAAATATCTATGTTTGCAACTCTAGCAATATATTTCCAATCCTTTACACAAAGACCTAAATCCCATTTATAATGTGTGGAATATGCCATGTATGGATTACCCAAAGCATCATAAACTTTTAATTTTCCTAAATCTTCTACACTTAACCCAACTTTACTGCCTTTAGGGTATATACAAGTTACAGTTTCAGGACTCCACCCAACAATATATACAGAAGCATTATCTGACTCTGTTCCACCAGCGTCAACAATCTGATAGCCAATATTTGTTGTGTCTGTTGAAATTGAATCTAGTCTTGAAGCCAATCCTGTAAATTTTTCTGAATCTACTGTAACATCTCCATGAAATAAAGTATCTGCCATTTCTTGATTCATAGCTTCAATAAATGCTTTGTCTTCACTAAACCTAAAAGATTCTTTGTTTCCATTTAAGTTTACTTCTGACTCATCTATTTCTGAAAATACTTCTAGCATTCCACAAGTTTCAGTTATTTTTTGTTTTGTTGATTTTGATTGTGGTACACCATAGTTTAGTTTTCTCCAACTTACTGTAGGTAAACCAGTTCTTACTGTTGTTTGATGTCCAGTCTGTAAATTTCCTTCCATATAAACCATATCGTCAATAATTTGGTTAACCTGATTCATGTGTTCTACTGTTTTAGCAATCATCCCATCAGGATCTGTTGCCCTTGCAATATCCAATAAATTATATTTTATTCCTATTGTAGCCATTTTTATTACTCCTTAATTTAAATTTCCATATTACTATTTGTATACATCCTCGACTTAGCAGTATTTACTGCTTTGCCATCTACAAGTTTATCTTCTGATAAAGACTTACCAGCCTCAATAAACATTTTAATTAACAATGGATGGTTTCCCATACCAGAATTATTTAATACTTCTTTTAGTGATTTTCTATCTTCTTCGTTTAACAAATTCATTGTTTTAGCCGCATAAGATAACTCTTTCTTATAATCAGCTCCTAACATATCCTTTGTTTCTTGCTCTAGCTCTTTAACTACCTTATTAAAATTATCTTGACCTTGTTGTTCCGTGTTCTTTATAGTGCTTAGTTGAAAGTCTACTAACTTTTGAGCTTGTTCTTTATTCAAGTTAAGCTCTTTTGCAATAGGTAAAAACTGCTCTAATACTTCTGTATCAAGAGTCATACCCTCTGGAATAACAATATCCTCTACTTTAATCTCTTCGTTAACAATAACGTTATTGTCTTTATCGTTTATTAGTTCTCCGTCTGCTATTAAAGGATTAAATAAAGGATCTGAATCCTTAGTATCAACCTCTTTTTCATTGACTTTACCTAATAAACTATCGCCCACAACTGCATCTGGTGTTGGTACTACCGTAGTATTAACAACTGGTTCTGCATTTGTAGCTGGTGTTGTTGGTTCTGGCATAAATTCCTCCGTTTATTTTTTAATTCTTTTAATTGCATTTCTTTTAGCGTTCCTTGCACTAGCTTCTTCGCTAGCCATTTGCACTAAATAACATGGTTCTAATTCTTCTATTCTAGCCAATAAAGAAAGTCCTATAGACTTCTGACCTTCTAAATAGCTTATGTTCTGCTGTTCGTTTGGATATATTACTCTATGAATAATACACTTGTTTCTCATTAAATCCCAAATAAACCTACGCCCATAAGGTGTTTTCAATATCTTTTTCAAATCTTCTTTTAAAATAGTTTTCTTTAAATCTAATTCTTTTTGTATTTCTTTAGCTTTTATATCTGCTGCTTTATTGTCAATCATATACTATTCTCCCATTAATGCAGATAAAGCTGTGTTGTCTTGTATCTTAGTATCACTTAAAACCTTTGCACCTTGTACCATCGCACCAGCTTCTTGTTGTGCCTCTGCTTTTTGTTGTTGTTCTGCTCGTCCTTGTCTTATCTCTGCAATCGCTTCTTTAGAACGTACTATCTTAGCAGATACTCCTAGCTTATCAGCATATTCATTGATTGCTTGATCTAAGTCTAAATTATCTAATACTGTTGGATCAACTGCTACTAAATTACCAGTAAAGCCTATTAATTGCTCAATAGATGATGTCCCAATCATTCTCTGTGCTTGTGCTATTGTTGAAATATACTCTATCTTTATTTCGCTACCATCTAATGATTCAGGTATATCTCCCAACATTCCAGCTTCTAATAGTTTCGTGAATGTTATATCAATTAATGGTCCTAGTCCTTCGTTATTTACTTTTTCAAGCGCTGGAGCTAAAACTAGCATCTTCTCGCCGTCTTTTTTTATTATTTCTGTTGCTGTAGCTCTAGGATCATCATTGCTTGAGAACATTAAGAATAAATCTGTATACCAAACACGACCAAGCCTATCTTCTACTCTCAATATTTTTCTATCAATTCTTTCAATATCTGCTTGCACAATATCAACTGGTCTTACACCATTACTAGAATCTAAATTAGATACTCGTGTTATTCCTGCTGGCCTTAAATCGTAATCGTCAATATCTGCATCAACTAAAAGAGGATTTTTTGCAATAAGAGCTAAGTTAACAAGACTGTCTTCTTCTAGCTCTTGGATCATCTTAGCATCTCCAAGCCCTTCCCAGCCAGGACTATTCTTGCCATAAACATCACTAGTTGCAACTAGTCCCCAACGTGGTGCTATTACAGGAAATGCTTTATATCCACTCTCACGCAAAAACTTATTCTCATTACTGCTTTTTTCCCAGTAGTACGAGGCGTATGGCATATTAAGATTATCCTTTTTAGATGAATCTATTTGTTTTCGTGGCATTATTATATGTCTAACAATCACATTCTTTTCAAACTCTTTGTTATCATATGAATTTTTTACATTCGAGCTTACATTATCAATTCCAAACATTTCAACAACATTAGATACTGTCATCGTAAACTCACGAGCCATTGAATTAACACGTCCAGTACTGTCATTAGCAAGATAATATTCCCCAGCGGTAAAGTTCTTAAGCCTTATTACTGTATCATAATCTTCTTCTATTATTGCACACGCAGTAGCAAATAAACCAATCTCTTCAAACATAGAGTATAAAACTTCATACACATTGCTTTTAGAGAATACTATGCTTATTGCATTTTCTGCACGTTCTAAAAATTGTTTAACTTCATTATCTAAATTTAACTCTTTATCTTCTACTTGTAATCTAAACCATTTTCTTGACGGGCTTGTCATTCCGCCTAGCATACCACTTGCAAAT